GATGCAATCTCAGGGCTTAACGAATACGACGACGTGCGCGGCTCTTATAGCGATTGGGTAGATTGGCTGGACGACCATTTCAGTGGGCAATTCTTTAAATGTTACGACTGCGACGTGTTGGGAACGGACGACGACAGTTACAACGTGCGCGACGACTATTCCGTGTGCAGTCATTGTGTAAGCAATTATTTCTATAGCGAGCGCAATTCGTACTACGACGATAGCGCGGACGACGACGACGACGACAGAGAAGACGAACATATCGGCTCGTATCATTCGTCGCGACATCATCTTGGCCATATTGCAAGCGCGTATGACCAGAGGCGGCCGCGTGTGTTGTTGGGTCTTGAATTAGAGATGGAAATCAATAGCGAATATTCGCGCAACGAAAAAGCGGGCGAATTATTAGAGGCAATCGGAGAGCGCGACGACGGACAACAATATGCACTTATCGAAGGCGACGGCTCACTTAATCGCGGCTTTGAATTAGTAACGGCGTACACAGGTCTGGACGTGCATGCCGCGCAACTGGCGTTTTTTAAGGGCGGGTTTCGCGGCGCAAAATCGCACAACACGTCCACGTGCGGATTACACGTACACGTGTGTAAAGCCGACATGACTATGTTGCATGCCGCCAAAATGATTCTCTTTATCAACGACACAAACAATCAGGCTTTAGTAAAAGCAATCGCGAGGCGGGACGCGAGCGGGTACGCAAAATTCCAAGATAAGAGCGCGGATAAGTCATGGCTGCGCGACGCGTTACGTTGCGGCGACACGAAGGCACGGCAGCTTCGCAACATTAACCAAGATCGTTATGAGGCTCTGAATTTTCAGAATGACAAAACAATCGAATTTAGATTATTTAAGGGGACGCTCAAATATCAAACGATTATGGCTTGTTTAGAGTTTGCGTTTATTACGTGGTTTTTTGCGCGCGACACGTCGCAACAACAACTCAATACGGAGAATTTTTTGCAATACATTTGCTTAGAAAATAATCGCCGTGATACGCCGCATTTACGCGCTTACTTGCTAGATAAGGGTTTTAAAGTGCCGTACACACACAAGGCTAGACCCGCGCAATTTGGCGGCGTATCAACTACAACAATCGGAGAAATATAATCATGTGCTTACTAATCACTCAATCGGAACAATCGCCAAAATTATCGAATGCGTGGCTCGAAGATTTTTACGATTACAACGGCGACGGCGTCGGCGTTATGTTTGTGGAAAATGGCTCTCTTATTATCGAGAAGTGTTTACCTAAAAACGCCGCTCAATTTGTCTCGTTTTACCGCGCGCATATCGAAGGCAAAAATTGCGCTTTCCATTTACGTATGCGCACACACGGCGCAACGGATTTGGAGAATTGCCATCCTTACGAGGTCTTAAATAGAAAAGATCACGGCATGGATTTATGGCTTATGCACAATGGCATTTTGAGTACTGGCAACGCCGCCGACGTTACAAAATCGGACACGTGGCATTACATACGCGACTATTTACGTCCAATGTTGGCGGCAAACCCTGATTTTGCTTTTCATTCAGCATTTGCGGCAATCGTCGGAGAGCATATCGGCGCGAGCAATAAATTCGTGTTGATGGATGACGCGGGACGTCTGGCAGTCGTAAACCAAAAAAGCGGCGTGTATTGGGCGGGTTTATGGTTATCCAACACATACGCGTGGACGGCGAGCAGTAACGCCGCCAAAACGCCGATTAAGGGCTATAAAAAGCAATTAAAACAAGCGACAGAGCGACCAGAGATCAGAACGTATAAATACGCCAATTATGGTTATGGCAAAACGGCGATTGGGTACGTGGACGGCAACGAGTACGAGTACGAGTACGAAGACGGCGGCGACAACGTGCGCGACCATTACGACGACGTCGCCATGCTCTTAGATGAGATGGAGAACGCCAATATGCAAAAGGCGGGCAGTATCTCCGTATCGGCGTGTATGGAATTTATCGAGCAATTCGGGCTCGAATCGTTTTACGAAGTTTCTTACATGCTCTTAGACGGCAATATCGGCGAGGATTGGTTTATCAAAATAATGACGGACGACGTTGCGGCTCGCGAGGCTTTTCCGTGGCTGGAACGCGCCGCCTACGCCAATACAGGGAGAGAATATGCCGACTAATAACCCGACACCAAACGACCTTTTGTGCGCTTTATTGCTTATCGTATTTATCGCGTTTCTATTGTTGTTATAAACCCGCTTAAACGCATTTAAACCCGCTTAGGCGGGTTTTTTTACGCCTAGACAATACCATTACACCAAAACAAGGAAAAACGGCTCAAATCAACGATTACAGGCTTCAAAATTGAAAACCTTATAAAATCAAGGGTTTGTTACAAAATAACGCGCCCAGGCGCACACACGCACACGCGCGCGCCCGCGCGCCCGCACACGCATGCGCACACAGACGCGAGGTATTAAATATTTCGTACCTTGACAAGTTATTTCTTAAGTAATAACCATTTTTAAAAAGGTTGATCAAACTTTGATCACGATTTTGATCACGATCAAGAATGAAAGGTTGATCACGATTTGCTTAAAAATTAAGCATTGGTCGTATATTAGACGATAGTCTTTTAGAAATAGAATAGAAATAATAGAAAAGTTCTACGATAGTTATACGATACTTCGTATCGTATATAAATATATATATAACATCTATGTATGGTGATCACGATCATACTTATCCACAAGTTATCCACAGAGTTATCCACAGGCCTCCCTTACACAGGAGTGCTGATCACGATTAAAAAACAACATGAGTAGTTGCAATACTTTTCTAATCAGTTATACTGATCTCGCAGTACACATTTAATCCTAACTATGAGAGGACAATTTATGAATCAAGAACATTTGATCAATGTATTACGCCACCTGGCACAAGAGGTGCGCAAACAAGTACCTTCAACTCACATCACCATGGAATTGCTCTTTGCTTTGCAAGATGCCGAGCACATGGTTGGTGTTATGAATGATCCCCAGCCGTATGACGAGAGCTTGGACGATTTAACAACCATACCTTTTGGGAGACAAGCATGAAAGCATTTCCAAACCCTATGACGCTAGATCGTAGCGGCAAAACTGTAGAAAACCAAGTCGGTATGGACTTGCGGGATTACTTTGCAGCCAAAGCGATGCAAGCCATGATCGGTCAATGCACCAACGGCAATTTTGACGATTTTGTAATTGCTGAACAAGCCTATCAAATGGCTGATTTCATGATTGAAGAAAGGAATTCAAATGAACAATCAAACTGATTTTGCGCCCGAAGTACGCAATTCAGCTATCTGGTCAGGTGACAGTCGTAAGGTTGCTAATGGCAAAGGCGTTGATGTTATTTTGGAAAAGCAAGGTAAAAAAGAGTTGCCAGACTTGTCTGGTGTTGAGGCCGTCCAAATGGGTCATGTCATGCAGCCTACTATTGGCCGCTTGGCACAAGAGCGTTTGGGCATTGAGTTAAAGGACGCTGATTATGCGATCACCCACCCCAAGCACGATTGGTTTCGTAGCCATTTTGATTTTATTAGTGCTGATGGCTCTGTACTTGTAGAGGCGAAAAACTACAATGCAGCCGTTAGAAACAAGTTTGATGTCGATAGTAATCGTATTCCTGATGCGGATTACGCTCAACTCGTGCATGAAGCTGCTTGCCATGGCGTACAAAAGATTTATCTTGCCGTTTTATTTGGTGGTCAAGAGTTTTGTACTTTTCAATTTGATATTTCTGATCAGGAAAAAGATGACCTTATCCAAAAAATGGCTGAAATCTGGGGCTACTGTCAGTCAGGCAATTTACCGCCAGCACAGACTGTTGATCAAACTAAGATTATGTATCCCGCAAGCACCGATCGAGTCATTACGGCTACGCGTCAGGTTGAAATGGCTATCAATCAGCTTAGGGATATTAAGGGTCAGATTAAGCATCTTGAGGCTGCTGAGGAAAATTTAGAGGTGCAAGTGCGTAATTTGATGGCTGATAACCAAGAAATACGCGCAGTTGATGGCACTTCTTTGGTCACTTGGAAGTCCTCTAAATCCAGCAAGCGTTTTAGTGCTGATCTGTTCAAGACGGCGATGCCTGACATCTATGAACAGTTTGTGATCGAGCAACCAGGCGCACGGAGGTTCTTAGTCAAATGAATAATTTAGATAAATTTATTGAAGCTGGTTCTTTACTAGGAATATTTATTTCAGTTTGGTTGGCTATTTTTGTATTAAGTGTTGTTTTAATCAAACTTATTATAGGAGTGCCTATCAAATGAACTCGATTGAAATGTTAAAAGAAGTAATTAACGGTCTTGACAATGTTATTACAGATACCGAAAAAAATGATGGTCTGGTTTGGCTTGCCAAA